CCGCTAGTGTTGCCATCGGCATCAACTCCGCCAATAATATTATTGACCGTGATTGCTTGCGGTGTCATTCGGAACCCCTCCATTTCAATAATGGAATTAGGGGTCGGAATCGCGCCGCCGGCTAATCGCACCACCACCAAATCTTCGTTGTTGATATCCACATCGAAAACGTAATCGGTGCCGAGAACATAAGCGTCACCACCAGGCGCCCGAATGATGAGAGTTGCATCTTGGATATAATCTTTGTAATCGAGGTTCACCCGGCCATTGAGAAGGGTGTACTCCTTCGGCGGTGAAGCCACCCGATGAATCAAGGGATCCGGTCCGACCGGGATATAAACTACCGGCGAAACCCCGTAGAGCCGGAAGGCCGCATACATATGCTCGCACAGCGTGTAGTTGTGGAAATCTTTGGTAAACCCGAGTTGCCGGACTGCATCCTCGTAATTGATACAAAGCACCGGTTTATTCACTCGAGCCGAACCATCCGCGAATTTGTAGAGTGGAGCGGTACCGACCACGATATTAACCCCGGGGACGGCCCGGATCGGGACTTGAATGGAAGTGGGAACAGTTTCCCAAGTGGCGCCATGTCTGGAAATTGTAGTGGCTATGTTAGTAACCCTAACCTTTCTTGATTTAATTGCTTTCGATTTGCCGCCGCCCATAAGGGACGAAGATTAGTAAAATGAAAACATCGGGTGATGTCTTTTTGATCAGTGAAATCGAAAAGTCGGCAAGGCAAAATGTGATCTATTTTCCAACCGCCTTTTCCATAATTATCCCAAGTCATTCCTGAACGGAATTGCCGTTCGATATAACTGAGGAAAAATTCAATCGTACAACCGAGATTTTGCAGAGCCCATTTCGATTTTTTCGGCCGATGCCTTAAGAGATAAACCAAGGTGCGCCGTAATTGATAAAGCTTCTTGAAACCAGGATCTCTAGCCTGTCGGTTATATCGATAAATCGATACTGAAGAAAGATGCTTCTCCCAATTTTCTGGATTCTTTAATCGTTGCCGCTGTTTTGCCGCCCGCCGATTTCTTTCCTGAATTGGCAATTCCGAATAGGGATGATTCTTTCGATATCGGCGAGAACCGGCCGCCCTTTTCAATTTCTGCTCTAGCGTCAAAGGCTTGCGGATCTCTCTCCTTCGGGCCAGATGAGCAGCCTTCTTTTCCTGGCTCAAATTCCGGCGATAACGTGTTGATCGGTGCATCACATTAGCCTCTTCACGTTGTCTTTTTCTTTGAGCCAAACGCCGGCGCGTTCGCGCAAGTGCCAGATTGGAGAGTTTTCGGTTGTAATTACCGCCATGATGGCCGGCATTTCCCGGACCGTCACAAAGAGGTTGCGCCAAAACCCGGCCAGATTCATGAGCCGGCGGTAACGTTGGGGAATAGCTTCGAAAGGGTTTTCGCCTGGTCGGGGAATGAAGGGCCCATAGAATTGTTTTAGCCCAAGTTGTTTAACCGGTGGCCCGACATAATAAAAATAGTCGAGAGCCGGTTCGTCTAGGGCAACGGATGGGCCGGTTGGGGGGGGAGTATCCATGGGGTTTGACCACTGAAATGCATGTCAGGCGTTGGCGTGACCAATTCCCAAATGGTCGTGATCAACGCATAAAAAATATTGAGTTCATCACTTGGCAAAAGCCGCATCGTGACCGGGTTGGAATTGACATCGCTAGCCACTACCGCCGCAACGCCTTTAATGACTAGCTTGCACCAAATTTCGTGAATGATTCGTTCGGCCAGGTTGAGCGCATCCCGGTAACCTTGCCGATTCTGACTTTGACTGTAGGTAGCCACTAACAAGCGAACCGTGCCCGAACCCCCATCCCAACTATAAGCCGAATCTTGGGCTTGTACGATCACACTCGGGATTTTGACCACCCCGGGAAGGATTTCGCCGGTCACCGTGAGCGGGATATAGCCAGCATAAACTTCCGGTTTGACCTTACCCTCGAGGGTTTGCTCTCGTTCGATATCACTGATCGGAATATCTTCAATCTCAGTGTCGAGCCGGTATGGATTCATCAAGTCTTTGATCAATTCGACCAGAACATCCTCGATCCCGATCAGGCTAACGTTAGCGAGGGTTTCCGACCGCGGCCGCTCATGAATCGAAGAACTCATTTGCCAGCCTCCCGCAACACTCGCCCGATCTCATGATCCGCCCGTTTATGGTAACTTTCGGCAATCGCGGTTTGAGTGGGTTCGGCTACTTCGGGTTGGCTCACCATGATCGGGCCGCTAATCGTGTGGAGCTCCCGGATCGGATTCCGTTTCGAAGTGGTCCGGGTAAAAACCCCAATGTGTCCGCTCTTCATTCGAGCGACAAAGGCGCGGCCGAGAGTGCCACCACCGCCGGTCCGGACCTGGGAATGCAAGACGCTCTTTTCCCGCCGGCGTTGAACCCCTTTGGGCCGGACATTAAAATCATAGAGCGGCAACATGCCGGGATGCCGGCTCTCAAGTGAAGCGTTCAAGTTGCCCGGGCTCGCCGTCTTAACACTCAGAGTCGAAAAAAGATCTTTTTGGCGAATCGTAAAAGCTGCCCGAGTTGCTTTGGAAAGCTCGGTCCGACCCCGATGAATCGCGCGATTCATGGCTGCGGAAACCGCTTTCGGAACCGCACCTTTGATATGACCAATCACCCGTTGAAACTTTTCCAAATCTCTAGATGAAATCGTGATCATCGGTTAAATTCCTTTTAGCGGAGCGGTTTGGTACGGAATGCTAAGCCCAGGAAAGCCGAGGACTGGTTAGGATTGGCACGGATTGGAAAGACAAGGCAAATTGAAAAGCGGTTTTCTTGATCGGAAAACCGCTTTTCGTTTTCTCGAAAAGTTTTCATGAAGAGCCCGCTTTGTTTAACGCAATTTGAAAAAAACCACGAATTTCAACTGCCTCGGCAATCAACCAAGGAGTATTCCTTGGATGATGTAACAATTCATTACTTGCCGGACGACGCGGAAGATCCGAGCTCCGAACAATAAGAATCGCGTCACAACTGAAAACTACATCACTGCCAACTAACGTTTTCGGAGTAGTTACGTCATAGTACCAAAGGGACCAGATTTCAATCTTTTTAAAAACTCCGGCACCACTACTAGACTGAATCCAGAATTCCCGAAGTTTACCGTCAAGTTGGAACCCGCGATCTAGGGCGCCACCCGCTCCAATGAAAGTTTCCTCAACTGAACGGTAATAGGGCGAGCTCATCGGCGAACGGTGCGAGCTTTTAAATCATCTTCCCGGGTTTCGCCTTTGCGCGGCCGTTTCAACTTTTTCGGCCGGCCGGGATTTCCCAGTTTTTTTGCCGGCCGGCCGATTGGTGATTTGTGTTCGGCCACTTACTTTTTGGTGTTAGCTTTCGGCGCTTCCTCGGCTTTGGTTCCTTCGGCCGCTAAAAGAGCGCCCGCATTAGTAGAAACCACAAAGGCCCGGCGATAACGGAAATTCAAATCCGCAAACTGATTCACCGTCACCACGATCTGAGCGTTCCCGGCTCGAGTGTAGGGATCCACAATCATCTCAAGCCCAGCCCATTGGCCGATCAGGAGTTGCGCCCAATCACCGAACACCACCCGATCAGCAAACGCGCCGGTCATCGGGATTTGGTTCGTGCGCAAAAACGGATAACCAAGGACGCTCTCACCATCGACAATCGGGAACCCGGTATTGGGAAATTTCGGGGTGCCCATCGCTCGACCCCAAGTAGCCGGTGAAACGATCCAAGCCGGCCGACTCATCGGCATATTTTGCTGAGCAAGCGCCACCACAAATTCGATATAGGAAAGATACAAATCATCCCAGTTGGCTTGGAAAGTAACCTGTTGCACATTGTCAGTCGGATCGATTGTCTCGGGCGCCAAGCCAACTAAACCAAAGATTCCGCGCGGGGAATTCGGGTTGAGTGTCGGATTACCAAAGAGTGCCGTTCGATCGATCTCTTGGGCCATGGTATTGGCCAGATCGCTCCGGATCAGGGCCTCAACGTCAAGGGATGATTGGATCACTAGTTGCCGGCTATAAACCGTTTGCGCAGCCAGGCGCCGCGGACGAAGCCCGATTTGATGGGTCAGCAGATCGCTCGGTGTCACCGCCCCAATCTCAGTCAACCAAAAAGCCGTAGTTGGTCCGACCTGTTTTGGGATAACGACATTGCCTTGGAGGCCGGTCAATACGGTGGCGCCGGCTGCTCGCACCATGAGCGCATTGCGCAAGAATTCGATCAGACTCGGAATAAAATCCTCGGCCACAAAATCCCGGCCCACATTGGGATTGATCGTTACATCCATTGGTGCCCGAAGATGATAAGGCCGACCAATATCAAATTGGTGATTAGGTGCTGCCATCCGCAGATCGGTCGGCACATAGAATGAATTGCCGCTAGAACGTTCGCGGCGATCTTGGGGCGCCACATTGCGCAGTTGTTTCTCGATCGCAATCGAACATTCCTTTTCGAGCCCGGTTAACCGGCAACCGTTATCGATATCGGCTGCTTCCCGAATCGCTTTGACCAGACTGTAGCTTGAACGCTCCCTTTGATTGAGTCCGAGTGTTACATCCTGCGGAATCTCGATCGGGACCGCTTTGAGTTTTTCGACCAAAACAAAATGTTGGAATTCCTCGAGCGTTTTGCCATCCCGGACAAAGGCTTCAGCTTCGGTTAGACATTCAAAGCGCCGACCGATCTCGTAAATATTACGGACCCGTTTAGATTCTTCGGTGCGGGTTTGTTCACGAATCACCTCAAGATTTTGCGGTGAATCAACAACCGCCGGCTGAGTTGGTTCGGCGGTTCCATTTGCCGGTTCAACGGCGGTTGTAGGTTTAGCCATATTTGGTTTTTCTAATACTCTAACTGAAAAATCTTTTTGACCGTTCCGATCCATGCCCACCGTGTAATCAGCAGGCACTGAGACGATGGAAAGCTCGATCGGTTCCCAATCGGTAATTCGATATTCGTCCGGCTCGTGATCGCTCTCTTTTTCCAGAAGCATTTCGTGGACGATGTAGGAAACGCTCACGTTGCGTTTGATCTTATCGATCACATCACGAAATACTTCTTCCGCGGCCGGGTTTTTACTGAATCGGACAATGGCAAAGGCGCGATCATCCTCGAGCCAGACCTTTTCAACGACCCCAATCTGTTTATCCCAATCATGGCCATCAAGGAGCGGACCGGCTTCCCGTAACCGAGTTAAACGAACGCTCTTTTTGGCGTGATCAAGAATCTCGTAACCCCAAAACCGTTCGACTAACGATTCACTAGAAAACGGAAACTCCGCAGTCCGGGCTTCCTCATTCACCGCCTGGCGATCAAAAGGAAGCGATCGGATTTGAATCGGTAAGGTTTCCGGAATCTCTTTCCGTTTCGGAGCCGGCGGAGGTGCGAGCTTCGGCATTTGACCAAAAGCCAAGAGCCGAAAAGGGAGAGCGCACAAGGTCAAAGCTTGTAAACGGACCTGTTTGGGAATATTTCTTCTGTACGGAGCCCGAGCCCTTTAATGCCGCGCCGCAAAGTTCCATATCGAAAAGTGAATTGGTGGCTACCGATCGAAGCATTCGATGCCATCGATACCGAAGCCCGCCGGCTCTCGATTAAACCAGGGCAATTAATTGGGCGCGTTATTGCCGAACGTTCCCGCAGCTTTTATTCGCACCCGATCCAAATCATTGCTCTTGAGCCGGTTTCGGTTCATCATCTCCCGAACCATCCGAGCTCGAGCCAGCACTACCACCAGCGCTAGAGCCAGTCGGTTTGGTTTCTTTACTTAATTCGACATTGTGTTCTTCAGCGAGTTCCTGTTCGTACTCAGTAGTCTCGATCAGTTCTTCGATGTCTTTCGCTTCCTCATAGAGAATGTCGGTCCTGGTATCGAGGAGGTTATCAATAGCTAATTTCTGTGCTTGCCTATCCTTGAGCGGATCGATCGGAGGAAAGCCTCTAGGTTTCCATTTCGAGCCCGCAATCACCACCGGAACTTGCGTCATATCGTAACCGCCCACCTCGATTAATCCTTTGAGCGTGACCATTTCCAAGAAGGCTTCAAACACCCGTCGCTTATCGATCCCGATGAACCAACTTTGGAGAAAGCGCCAGACCTGGCGATCGACCGAATCTCCAAATTTAAGGCTCGAATAATTCACTCCTTCCAAATCACTGGCCAGGTGGTTGTAGCCGCAATCCAGTGCCGCCGCGATCCCGCGCAAAATCGCTTTCCGGAATTCCGCGAACGTGCTCTTGGGTTGACCCGGATCAAAGGCTTTAAATGCTTGACCCGGATTAAGGAGCTCGATCTGGCCCGGCGCCATTTCGATGACCGGCTCACTATTGGGATCATTGGGATTAGCCGGAACCGAACCGGTGTAGCCGGCCGATTCATTGGTTTGTTCGATGAACCCCATCTTGGAAGCGCCAACCCGCGATGCAATGACTTCGGCCTTCTCATACTCGTGGAGGTTGCGCAAATGCCAGACCGCAGCCGCGGCCCATGGGGCCGTGCGGATCTCAACTGGCCGGCTCCAGATCGCAACATGAATGATATCGCGAGCCGGGATCCGTTCCCGCGGCCCGCTATGGGGATAAAGCGCTTGCAAGGCCGGATCAAGCTCGGTCCGGAGCCAATAACCCACTGGCCGGCGCCATTTATTGAGCTCGATCCCGGCAATGACTTCATTACCGTTTTTCAGTTTCTCGAAGTGCTCCCAATCAACCGCTTCCGGCTCAAAATGTTGGAGCGCGAACCCGAATTCATTGTCGAACCCTCGAACTAACCTCACAAACATTTCCCCATCCGTCGCGCACCGGCGCAAGGTCATCGCATCGCTGGAAAGCCCATCAAGCTTTCCGGTCACATCACAATTGCCGGCCTCTTGCCACCGGTTCCACAAATCGAGAACCGCCATGTTCAACGGTTTATTCAAAGTATCGGTGCGCCGATGATTTTTAATCTTGGTTTCCAGCTTGATTCCGGTGGAACCAAATACCATCACCTTGAGCAAGGTAAGGAACCGGCGGAAATAGCCGTCATCGCGTTCCATCGCTCGGCACCGGTTGCGCACAATCCGGATATTGGAACTCGGCAAATCGTAGGCACCAGTCCACCAATCGGCGAATAGATTGGATGCTTCGCCCCCTTCGTAATGGGCTCGACTTTTTTGGATCCGGATCGGTCGCACTGCCTGGCGCGGGTGCTCCCCATTCTTTTCCGGAGCCGTTGGCGGAATCTCAAACCCGAATTGATCAAGTAAACGTAAGCTCATATTTTCCGGAACCGGGTATACATTAACTTTCGACTCCGGCCAGTTGGTGCTTCCTCCACCTCGAGCTCGTGCTCCAACTCGCGGATGAGATCTTGTAACTTTTGGAGATCCCAAAGGGTGTAGGCATGACCTTGGAATTGCACCGTCGAGGTTTCGCCGCTCACCAACTTAAACCGGGTAAGCTTGGCCGCTTCCAGGGTGAGCCGGAGCAAGCTTTTGGGCTCAATTGGCGCAGTGCCAGCGGGGTTAGCAATCACAATCGTCTTACCCACCTCGGGCGTTGCCCGGGCGACATCAGGCGGAACCCCATCTGTCACTACGACATACCATTGATAGAGGGCCGGCTTTAACGGAGCGGTGTCATTGGCCGGAAAATGGAAGAACCAAGTAGTTTGGATTTGAACGATTGCGGCGCCGACCGCCTTGAGCCGCACCTCGCCAGACCCAAACACCAGTTCAACCAGGCGATCCGGTTGATCCGGCCAGGCCGGATTAGTCCAATCCAGTGCCCAGGAATCGCCTGCCACTAAAGTTTTTGGCACAATCACTCCGCATAACTGGCAGATAAGCCCGATTCAATCCTCTTTGAATCCTGCAAACGGAGACGTTTAGCAAAAAAAAGACCGCCCGCGGCGACTTTAGGAACCGCGGACGGCCATCTACTTGTATGATGAACTAGTCAATGAGTGACCTAACACAAGAATTCAATTATCAAAAATTGTTCTACGTAGAACCGGCTTTTTCGCCAAAATCATTGGACTTTTTTGAACGAACCTCAGCCATGCGCTCTCTTAGCCTTTGCCGCTCTTCTGCGGAAATCTCCCTACGATTTTCCGGATAATTTGGCAGCAACGATGCATAACGAAGTTTTGCCGTCGGCAAAGTCACATGGCGAAAGGTGCCGTTCCCGAATTTACTTTCATGCTCAATTTTTGGTCGATCGATTTCCTTTTGGAAATTTTTGATTCGTACCAACCAATAAGGATCTCCATCATGTCGGCTCGGAGCAAAACCAATCTAGCCGATTGACTCTCGAGTAGGCAACCCTTAAATCCCGGCAATTCCGCCTGAACCCCAAATACTTGGCCGGCGCCGGCGTTGGGGTTTCTGGCTCGGCTGCTCATCCCGTTTCTCCTGCTTGAGTTCATTCGGTTCAACTTCCTCTTTGATCGCAAAGAGTCTTTCCAACGCTCGCCAGTTCGGCCGGATCCGTTCCAAAGCCGCAAAGGAATAAACCCAGGTGTCCAAGACCTCGTTCCGCTTTCCGGCCGGTAGTTCGAATCGCTTAATCGGTTGGCCGAGGTGGCGCCGGCTCACAATCCGTTCACTGGTTAGTTGCTCGAAATAGTTGAACTCTCGTTCGGTCGAAAAATGCATGTAGCCCGGACCCGGTTGGAAAATATTGAGCCGGCTATAGATCGTCGCTTTGGCAACCTCCACGTTCAAGTTGAGCAACCGCGGGGTGGTCTTACTTGAATTGATCCAAGGGATCGACATCGATCCGTAACCCTTGACCGCATAGACCGCTCGCGGACTACATTCACGCACGAACCGGTAAACCGACCGCGGCCGATCACCCGAATCAAAACAGGCACAAGCACAAACCAACTCCTTGCCGCTCGGGTGTTTCCATCGGGTAAGCAACCATTCGTTAACCTGGTTCCGGAATTCTCGGTTTTCGAAATCGCCGGGAAAGATCCGGTAATCCAGTGCCCAGCTTTCCTCACCTGTTCCCCAGCCAATTACAGACGCCTCGATTCGATCGGTTTGTTTGTCCGCTCCCACCGTGATCACCCAAACCCCAGCCGGGACCGTTCGGTCCTCATCTAAGCTATCCTCGGGCCAAAAGGTTTCGCGCCGGCTAAACAAGATCTCCGGTGCGGTCGCTTTCTCGGCCGGTTCAATTGCCGATTCCGCGAATACGTGAGTAATGAAAGTTTTAAGCACTTCCCAACCCTTGGCTTTCTTATCCAGAAATTCCTGAGCCCATTGGTGTAACCGATTCCGATAACCCCGCTTTTGTTTCAGAAGAGTAATAAACGCATTAGCCCAATAGCCGCGCTTCCTCGTTATCTTCGGCCGGGTCGCGATCCATCGGCCTTTGTAGATCATCCGGATCCGGTCCTCATCAGTGAGACGGGCTTGGCAATCCGGGTTTGGGCAAATGATATGCGCCGTTTCCGTGAGATGTTCGCCGGCCGGACCTTTGTCCCAACTGATGTCTTTCCACATCAAGACGAATTCCTTTTTACATTTCGGGCAAGGAATATGCCATTTGCGGCAATCAGTCTCAGCGAGCTCGAGCTCAATCCGGCCATCCGGATCGGATGGGGTTGAGGTTTTAACCGTAAACGAATTCGGAAAGGTTTCGGTCCGGCTTTCCGTGAGTGAGATCGGATCGCCTTCCTTGCCAGCACTCACCTCGTATTTGTTCGTTTCATCGAAGAGCGCAATCTCGCAAGCGAACATAGCGAGCCCGGTCGCACTGGCCGCGGTCCCGGTCACTAGGAACCCACCCGAATATTGCTTCAAGCTAATCGTGTTGGTGCCTTCGCCCAAGTGCTTAGAACTCCGGCCGGTTTTGCCCCGCGGTTGTTCAAAGGTCAATATCTCCCGGATCTCTTTGGTGTTCCGGATCATCGGGTTGAGTTTCGTCTTCGACCAGGCTTGCGCCATCGCGAGGGTGGGTTGCACCATGATCACCCCGCACGGATGGCATTCGATACTCCAACCGATGATGTTGTTCAGGATCTCAGTTTTACCTAACACCTGGCTTGCCATCATTAGCACGATGCTGGCTACTTCCCGATCGTGAACCGCATCCATG